TCTAGCAATGAGGCCATCATGTATGACTGAAGACATAATTGAATAGAGGTCGTTTTGTCTATGGGCCACATATTCTGTGTATGCAGTACAGTGGGCAGCCATCTTTACATCGTCAGCAGACTGCGGGTCAAAGCGTACTATCTTGCTCCCCGCGCTAAAGGTTTCTAGGAGGGCTGCCTTCATAGACTCAACCGCGTTCCACACATCTAGAGAAACGTACTTAGAGTTACCGTCATGGATAGGCTTCGGCTTATCACCACTGTAGTAGTCCATAACATTGGCTCTCTCACGACTTAACTCACTATCGTGGTAGCCAACAGACCGCCCTACGTTGTCATCGCATATCGCGATTATCTCTTCGTCAGAGAGTTTCTTGTAGTCCTTTTTCTTTGCCATATTTAAACCATTTCAATATAAAAATTGTCAGTTGATTCCACAGGAGTCCATGCGCCCGTGTGGACATGATTAGCAAGTGCAAGAGCCATTACGCAGTCATCAAAGCAACCTGCTTCTGCTTGCATAGCTCCGCTCTCAGTCACGATGTAAGAAAGCATTTCGCGTAGAGTTACCTTGCAATTAATTTCCAACTGTTCTTCACGCATCACTGCGCGTAGTTGGTCAATGATCAAAGGCTTAGTCTTCTGGGTAGTCGTGAAGCCGAGCTTTGTAGTCTCTCGGTCAGTAAGCTTGTCTATCTGTGTTTCAGTATAAAAATTCGGATAAGCCATATCCTTGCCTAACCTAGTACAGGTCAGGATTCCGTGAGAGTTATTCTCCACACAGATATAGGCTTCGTTGTAGTACTCGCCAAGTGCATATAGAATTTCAGCGAAGTAATCAGGATGTGCGTGGCCTCTCCATGTCGCTACCTGACGCTTTTGGGAGTCAAGTACTTGGCATACAGAGTAATCGCCACCTCTAACACCCATAGCAACATCTGCGCCGATGACATATTGCTCACCTTCGACATGCTTTCTATAGGTACTAAGTTCACCACGGGCATTATTCACGAACTCCCCAGCTTCAAGGGCAAGACGCTCTTGGAGGTCTCTAGTAGTCTTTAAAGTCTTAGATAGCTGCTCTGGGTTGAACACTGGCCGACCTGTAGTCAAGAAGGCTTCATCTGGCTCACTAGGGTATTCCTGGCGAAACAAGTCGATTCCATTTTGGGCAATCTTCCTACGTCTAAACATTAGCTGCTCATCATCTAGATCATATAGCTTGGCTAAGTCTTCTTCGTCAGGCGTTCTCTCAAAGTTATCTGTAACTTTTTCACGGTAATCAATGTCAGTAAACCAAGGAATAAAAACTGGTACATAACCATTAGAGCCATCCACTGCACCGCGCCATAAGTCAGCAAAAATACCTGTTGCACCATTGGCCGTACTTTCGACAAAAATAGCCGTACCTTTAGCATTAGGCACTGCCTGTGTAAGGCCGTTCCAGTTATCCAAAGCGGTACTTTTCTGCCAGAAAGCCAACTCTGAGGCGTGTACATGAGTAAGCGTTTCGCCTCTACCGATAGATTCACCACCCGCTGTCGCAACCACAAAGCTACTATCAAGTACGTCAAAATTCATCTCCCGTCTTGAGGAATACTTTGTGTGAGGCTTTAGAATGTCAGGACAATGCTCATGGAATCTCTTAGTCATATCAAAAAGCGCACGGGTAGAATCGGCATGGTGAGTAATGACCATAGCCTTACATGCAGCTTTTTGACTTACAGAGAAATAGAGGTATCCACCAGTGTATGTAGATAGACCCTGCTGTCGTGCTTTCAAGATAATTACACGGACTTTGCCTTCAGTATCTATCTGATCTTCGACTGCTTTGTTTAGGATTTTCTGTGCTGAATTTAACTTGAGAGGGGAAATGTTGCCTAACTTAGTTCTTATCTTTAAGGAGGCGTTAGAGTAGTAGCTGAAATCAGTCAGCAACCTCTTCCGTATCTTTGCTATCTTCTGGTGCATCGGGCTGCTCATCCTCTTGCAATAGTGAAGCTAGGAAATCTTCTGCCTTAGATATAGAGACATCAGACTTACTGGCTGGCTTACTTTTTGTAAAGTCGAGTACCAATCGTGCAGCCGCCAGACGTTCTCTGGTCTCACCAACCAGCCGCATTACTTCTACAGCCGTATGGAGTGCTTCTTTCTGGTACTCATCTTCGATGTTGTATTTGTCACTCATAATCTCTACTACCTTATTGGCATCAATCTTGGCTTGTGCGCGTAATGGAGCAATAGTATCTTTGCGATATCCATCAGGAACCCCCTTTGGCCTTCCTGCGTTTTTTCGCGGCTTGGTTGACCACTGCTTCCGTAACGCCCTCCCCTCTGGGGTGGACATCAGTTTCGAAAAGTAGTGATTGCTTTTGGGTGTCGCTTTCTTTGGGTAGGTCTTTGGCTTCGGGGGTGCTTTTGCGCGTTGTTTTCTTTCGGGTTTGTTTTCCATCAGACGATTTATCCTTTAGTAGTGCCTCTAGTATTCCCCTAGTATCGCCACATGAGTGGCAGATCATCACTGGAGGAAGCTCGTATTCCATCTCTTTGAATATTTGGATGCGCTGCGAGGAGGTTAGATAAGCACTATCGTCTACATCTTTTATCGCCTGTAAATACAGGACTAAATCTATTACTTTTGGATTCACATAACTCTCCTTATGTGGTGTGACTACATGCTGACAAGGCCGCCCTGTGATGCTTGAGCGGGTTGCTGCTCTTCTTCACCTCCGGCTGCTACCGCACCCGCCATTACAATAGCTAAGATTGTCGCGACTGGGTTGGCGTGAAAACTTACAGGGAAGTCTTTTTGCATACCTTTAAAGAACTGTTGTATTTCTTTGGCGGTGTTTGGCGCAACTTCTTTCATTAAGCTAGGGTTAGCCATATAGACCCAGATAGGGTCTGTAGCAAACTCCGCTGCGTTTTTCACATACTCTGTATGTCTCCGCATCGATGGGTGTACATATTTTTTATACTTAGCCATCTCAGAAGCTATAAATTCTGGAGTTGCTTCTTTAGGGTTCATATCTTTTATTGACTTATAAAAATCTCTTTGCCAAGAGTTCCTTATATGTTTCTTTCCTAGTGATGCGTTCTTCTCAAAGAAAACGCCAACGAGAGTTTGTAGATTATCTATCTCATCTTTGATTTTCTTTGCAGTAGCTTGCTGCGCTGGGAATGGATTGTTTGAAGCAGCCTCATTAAGGAAATTAAGATACTCTCTGAAAGACCCCTCTGCCATGTATTTTTGGCCAGCACTTTCTGGGTGGTTGTTGACTGCGGTGTAAGCCCGTGCGTTCATCTGATTACTTGTAGATTCTATCTCGTGACCGATTTCGTGAGCCAGTGTCATCAACACTTGAAGATCATCAGAGCCTTTTAACTGCTTTACGCCAATGACGTTCTTCTGCGAATCGTCCATTCGCCCACCTCCTATAAATTTATTATTGGAGTGGAAGCCGCGCAGGGCTTTACCGTTGACACCATAGAACCCGACAGACTTCCTAAACTTATCGAAAGCTGACTGATTTTTTGATATTTTTATCGTTAAATTCAGTGCCTCACCTAAAGCTAAAAAGTCATCCATTGTGGCGATACCTTGCTCCCAGATAGACCCTTCATTTCCTATGTCAAAAAGCTTTACTACTTTCTTAGCTTCTGGGAGCTTATTTTTTACATCTTCCGGCTTGGGTTTCGGTGGGGCAACTACCGGAGGAGTAATAGCCACTGGAGCATCTGTAGGAGCTACTGTCGGGGCAGGGGGAGTAAACGGCCTAGGTTTCGGAGGCGGCTGAGTAGGCTGTGGGCCTCCTCCTTGCGGGGGAGAGCCACCTTCCGGTGGAGTACCCCCGTCTGGGGGTGTTTTTCCTCGCGACTTCTGCTGCTGTATTACCCTCTCTTTGTAAGGGTTAAAATATGCCTCCATAGCCGCAGGGGGAACGCCTACTTTTAACAACTGCCCTTCATAAAGTGCAATAGTTCCGAGAGGCTCTTTACCTAGGGTCTTAGCCATTTTATCAAGAACAGCTTTTAACCTCGTTTTGTCAGCGTCAGAAACAGTAGAATCCTGTGACAGTTTTTCTTGTAAATCTGCAACGAAAGCTTTGTTGTCATCGATACCACGTTGGTATCCTGGGGATTCCTTACCGACACCGCTGGCTAGTAGAGCCTGTAGCTTGGCTTGGTCTTCTGGGACATTAACTCTACGTTTTCCTACTGTGTCAGGAAACTGCTGGATGAGTCCATTGATCATCCGCAGAGCGCCAAAGCCAGAAACCTTTTCTCCGTACTTCATGCTTTCTATTAGGTCTTCCATTTCCTTGCGTATCATTGGGTCTAGGTCTGGATCGCCCAGAGACTCTTCAATAGTAGCCTCAAGACCTGCCCTGTCCATCCCAGTAAACCTTTCGTAAATACCTTGAGGGCTTTCTGGGTTAGCAGGGTTGTTGTTTTTGTAGTTGTAAAAATGCTTCATTCTTTCAGCGTCTTTTGCCTGACGCGCTTTATCTAAAGCTTTTTCTTGGGCTTTTTTATCTTTTTGTAGGTTTTTGTCTCTTTCACCGATCCCGCTAACTTGGCCAAAACCGTCACCACCTTTGTTTTTGGTAATGTACCTTTTGACCTTTGAACGTCTTCCGGTGACCGCATCAATTATACGTCCACCAGCGAAAATACCAGCCTGTGGAATTAAAGATGCACCGCCAGTAGTGTATGCAAGGCCGCCAGTACCTAAACGGCTGATTGCGGTGTTTAAAGTCTGTTGTCCAGAGTAATTAGAGTTTGGGAAAGGACTAGATAGGTCAGTGTACTTTGACACACCCCCAACCAAGCCAGCGTTCCATACTTTGGTCTGCTCTTGGCTTTCTTTTACTAAGTTCAGTAAACGCTTACCGTCAGGAGTGCTTCCAACTAGACGCTTAAGTATCGCAAAGTCTTTAGCACCTACTACAGACTTAGTTTTGTTACGGGCCTGCTTAAGCATGGCCTTAGCTTTTACTCTGTCTGCTTTTTCTTGAGAAGTCAGAGACTTATTGTTTGGGTTTAAGTACGCACCAAGGTCTGACTCAAGGTTTTGAATCTCTGCACCTATAGATGCATGGGCCGCATCAATTAATGCTCTTACGCCTGTCTGCGAAGTAGTGTCTAAGTCATTAAGGTCATAAGGGTTGCCGTCAGAATCGCCATCTTTAGCAAGAGCATCTAGACGCTGTGCAAAAGTAGACTGAGCTAACCGATCACTAAGGTTGGCAGGCTTGCCACTCACTAGCGCACTACCAGTACCCATGACACCCTGTGCTACACCAGCATTGGTTGCACCAAGGGCAAAACTTTCGATACTACGGTCTATCACTTCATCTTGAGAGTACTCACCGCCTCTAGAGGCAGCGCCAGCTATAGAAACGCCTTCTTGAGCAACTTCTGTTGCGCCTTCTGTTGCGGTTCTTTTGATAACCTCTTTTGCGGCTTGTGCATAGCCTTTAGAAGCGAGTTCTTTAGCAACCTCATCAGGGGTCATCGTTAGTAGTCTGGACTTTGGTATTACTTTTCCTGCGCCGAACTTGTCCAAGATGCCTATCAATATTCCTTGCCCTACAGACAGAGCAGCATCGTAATCACCTACTTTTTCTTCTTGCTCAAAGGCTGCTTCACCAGCACCCATAGCCATGCTTCCGGCAAGGGTAGTTAGCCCAAGAATTGCCGCTGCTGGCGCAGAAACTGGAGCTAAAGCAGCAGCACCAAGGCCGCCCATTAGAGCAGCGCCTCCAGATACAGAGTTCTCAGCAGTCTTCTCACCAAGCCATCCAATAGCAGACTGTACGCCATCTTCGTTAAAAGTGTCGCGTAGAGACTTGGTGTATGAAGGTTGGTAGCCTCCTGCGGCTATGTCTTGGTCTTGCTGCTGTACTACACCAGTACCGTAACTTTCTAGCTGACTAGTTGCAGTAGCACGGCCCAAAGCCTCTATGCCTTTACCGCCCATCCGTTGGGCTTGGTCAATAGAGTACTGGAAAGCATTATCAGACTCAGGCTGTGGGGGTACTACTTGCCGCTCTGGGCGCATACCAGTACTCTCTACAGCAATCCTATCTTTTTCTAACTTATATGCTGTAGCAATAGCCTGTGCATCTTCAGTATTTCCAGCTTTGTCTGCGGCAGATAGTGCTGAGTAAAGTTGTTGCAACCGTTCAGACATTGGCTATAACTCCATTAGTTAATTCCGTACTTAGACAAAAGGGTATCGGTTGTAGTCCGTTGGTCAGGGTACTTGTTGGCGTAAGCTTGTAAGTCAGAAGATAAATCTGATCCTGTTTCAACTTTTGTCTTTCCAGACATGCGGTCATTAAGTATTTGGGTGACATTTCTCTGCATAGTCATCCAATCGATCCAGACTTCTTCACTGCTAGTCATAGTTGGCATTGGAGATAAGAATAAAGACATCTCTCTATCTGAGATAGCGCCCTTTGTTTGAGCTACTTTAGCCAAAGCTGCATCGACTCGTACATCCTGCATCCTGAGTCTTAAATTGGCATTCGGGTGGCCTGTCGCGTTGTCGAGGAACTTGCCGCCAATGCCATCCCACATGCCAGTCACATTATCTCCGGCAAGCGCCAGATCATCGATTAAGCTGTCGTAGATTTTGACTTTTGCTGTATTACCAAGAAGCATATCCTCATCTTCTTTAGCAGCTTTTATTGCAGCAGCCGATCCACCTCTGGCAGCCATACGTTGAATCTTACGATCTTCTTCTGCTTGGTATTCCTTTTG